TAAGGTAATGAAAGAAATGTTTGAAGCATCTGTTGACGGTGAAGCATATGACATGGAAAAATTTAGTCAGTACTTTAGACCAGCGGGCGTGTCAGCAAAAACTGGTGATCCAGTAACTCCAAGAGCAGAAACACCTACTCCTGAAGTGAAAGCAGAACCAGTAGTTGAGGCAAAAACTCAAGAAACACCAAAGCCAACTGCGGAAGAAAATAAATCTTCAAGCGGAAAAGCAGAGGATATCTTGGCAATGATAAGAGCAAGACAATCAAAATAGTAAAGTACATTGTGGGGAGGCAACTCCCCACACATACTAAAAGAAGGAATAAATTATGGTAAAGGCATTTGATGTAAGTAAATTTAGAAAAAACTTAACAAAATCCATCACTGGAATGAGTGCTGGATTTCATGATCCAACAGATTGGATTTCAACAGGTAACTTCGCACTTAACTATTTGGTAAGTGGCGATTTCAACAAAGGTATTCCACTAGGCAAAGTAACTGTATTTGCAGGAGAGTCTGGAGCAGGTAAATCATATATCTGTTCAGGAAACATTGTCAAAGCGGCACAGGATCAAGGTATATTTGTTGTACTAATTGATTCAGAAAACGCACTTGACGAAGCATGGTTACACGCATTAGGAGTTGATACAGATGAGAAAAAATTATTAAAACTGAATATGTCAATGATTGATGATGTTGCTAAAACAGTATCAACATTTATGGCAGACTATAAAGAAATGCCTGAGGCTGACAGACCAAAAGTTTTATTTGTAATTGACTCATTGGGTATGTTACTAACGCCGACAGATGTTGATCAGTTTAATAAAGGTGATATGAAGGGTGACATGGGTAGAAAACCTAAGGCACTTACATCACTTGTGAGAAACTGTGTTAATATGTTTGGTTCACACAATGTTGGACTTGTAGCAACCAATCACACATATGCATCACAGGATATGTTTGATCCTGATGATAAGATATCAGGTGGACAAGGATTTATCTATGCATCATCTATTGTAGTTGCAATGAAAAAATTGAAACTAAAAGAAGATGAAGACGGTAATAAAACAACAGACGTCAAAGGTATTAGAGCAGGTTGTAAAGTAATGAAAACTCGTTATGCTAAACCTTTTGAAGGTGTGCAAGTTAAGATTCCATATGAAACAGGAATGAATCCATACAGTGGACTAGTTGATCTATTTGAAAAGAAAGGTATACTGTCCAAAGATGGAAACAGACTTAAATATGTGGATTCAAAAGGAACAGAAGTTAAAGAATATCGTAAGGTTTGGGAAGCCGGCGGCGACTTATTAGACAACATTATGAAAGACTTTAACAGTATAGTTTCTACAGAAGAAGAAAAACAAACAACAGAAACAGAAGCAGTTGAGGAGTAAAATGATTGAAGGAAGTCAGTTAGTTGAAATTTGGCAGTTTTTCAAAGAATACGTTGATAGAAAACAATCTATGGACGTTGTCGCAGAAAAATTTGTAGATTTAATGGCAGACTATGGCGTTGATGATGAAGAGTTTCAAAACGCACTAGGCGCCGATGACGATTTGGATCAAGCAATTCAATATTATTTGGATGCTGAATCCGAAGACGAGGATTATTAATGGCTGGATGGTATCAGAAAATTGCTAAAGATATTGGAGTAATTCCTGATGCCATCAAGCATTACGAAGATGAACTCGAACAGGCAAGATCAGAAATAAGAATACGAGGTAATATCGAGAAAGCATCAGCAGATATGCCTGGTATTGTTGAACAAAGATTTAATCAGTTACAAGAAATAGAAGCAATTCTACAATACATGAACATAGAATTACGTAGATTGCGTTCGAAACATTTCAAAAAATATTTAGAAAACTATCAAAGAGCATTATCCAGCAGAGATGTTGAAAAGTACGTCGACGGTGAAGCAGATGTTGTTGATTATGAAAAAATAATTAATGAATTTGCACTGTTAAGGAACAAATGGTTAGGTATTACAAAAGGACTTGATCAGAAACAATGGCAAATGACAAACATTGTTAAATTAAGAGTTGCTGGTATGGAAGACGCTTCTATATAACACAATACCAAAAAATATATCAATAAATATTCAAAAATGACTTTGAATATTCCATCATACATTATCACAATGCAAGGCGAATCTGTGAGCGAAACATTATCACAAGAATGTGCCAAATCTGCTGAACAGTTTGGTATAAACACAGTAATTTTTCCTGCAACTCATGGAAAAGATATCAATGTACAATGGCACAAACATAATCTAAAAGATTTTAAGTTCAATCAACGCATTAAAAAAATAAATCCTGGAATGGTAGGTTGTTTGATATCTCATTTGTCCTTGTGGAAAAAATGTATAGAAATACAACAACCAATTTTAATTTTTGAGCACGATGCTTTGATGATAAGGGAGATTCCTCACAGTATATTGGATAAATTTAAAGATGTTTGTAATTTAGATTGGCTCAGTCGACGCACAACAAATTATGACGAAGAAGTAAAGATTGACAGAGGTCCTGGTGTTAAACTTTATATGGAAAAACGACCACCGTATTCTGGATTGGAACTTTATAATAAAAGTCATATAAAAGGTGCTCACAGTTACATTGTAAAACCGCAAGGTGCACAAAAGTTAGTAGACTTTGTATGGTCAGCAGGAGCATTGGCTCCAGATGTTATTATTAACAGTATAAGTTGCTTATTGACGTATTCTGAAACCAGTTATTGTAGAATTAATCCTCGTTTTTGGAATTCTTCAAGAATGAAGGCAAAAAATAGTTTTTGTCGACCTAATAATAAAGACAAAATTGCAATGAAAGAAGGAAAAAATGTTTGATCAACAAAACATTGCTGGAGATTTTCCTAAAAATAAAGCCCACATCATTTATTACAGTTGTGATCCTACATATTGGGCTGAGCACGGACAATATCTTGCAAAAAGTACTCTAGCACTAAACAAAAAAAATCTGATTCATGTACACGTTCATATGATTTACGAACATAATCAATCACACACATTAAAAAATTTAATACAAGATGAAAACATAACGTATACATACGAAATTCATTCAAAAGATTTTTATGATCAATTTCAACTAGCAAAAGAGCATCCATTGTTTAGCAGAGGACCAGAAATTTGTAATACAAAGTCAGATGATGAATTAAAAAGAAAAATATATCTTTCAAGTGCTAGATTTTTTTACTTTGACAAATTTTTTGATAGATACCAACACGTTTTACAATTAGATGCTGACGGAATTAATAGAGAACGACTGCCTTTACTAGAATTTAAAACCATAACCACTTTTCCAGCCGCCATGCGTAAACCTAAAGATCCTAGTGTATACATTGCCAGTTGCGTTACACCTGGAATTGGGGAGGCCGGAGAAACTTTTAAAAAAGAATTAAGCACTTCGATGATAGAAGCATTCAAAAAACCTATATATTGGTTTGTGGATCAACACGTATTAAAAAAACTATTAGATGCAAGACAATTTGTCAGTATTCCTTACAAATGGAACAGTTGGGGACTGAAATCAGGTGGTGAACTTTTCAGTACAGCCAAAGGTACAAAAAAATATGGCTTTAGATATAAAAGTTTAAAATATGCTTGGTTCGATGATAACGACAAATTAAAATTTCATAAAAACAAAGCCAAAGAACATGGAAAAAAATAAAGGTTACATCATTTATTTGAAAAATCATAAAAATTCTGTTGAATGGGCTCAACAGGCACTGGCATCTGGCAGGGCATTAGATTGGAATTTAGAATTGTACGAAGGAGTTGATGGCACTACAACATCAATTGAAAAAAATAATTTAAAATTATTCAAAAATAGTAAAAAAAGTTTTAAATTGATGCAGAGACCAGGCACACTGGGTTGTTTTCTTAGCCAGTACAGTTTATGGAAAAAATGTTATAAGGAAAATACATCTATCTGTATTTTTGAACACGATGTTGTGTTCAAAAAACCTTTTTCAATCGAGCAAGAATTTGAAGATGTGTTAAAATTCGAAGGGTTCATGCCAGCCAAACCAATGAGTGTGGGACAATGGTGGGAAGGTGCAAGAGCATACTGTTTGAAACCACAAGGAGCCAAAAAAATTTTAGATTTTGTTAAAAATCAAGGAGCCATGCCTGCCGATTGGTGTCTCAATTCGGGAATTTTAAATGTAGAATTTGATAAATCTAATAAAGTAACATTCGATCATAAAAAATTCAGTTTCACAAAGGACCTCAAATGAAAAAATTAATATTTCAAGTAAGTGTGGGTAAACCAAGTAAACTATACGAAACCTGTATTCAGAGTGTGGCTGATTATTGTAAAAAATTTTCCATAGATCACATTGTATTAACTGAACCTAAACTAAAAATAAGACCCGATCCTACAAGAACAGGTAGAAGTCTTCAAGCAGTTGAAAGATTAGGCTATATGCCTATTTACGAAAAAGAAAATGCATTTGAGTACCTTGATAGATATGATCAAGTGGCAATAGTAGACAGCGACATTTATATTAAATCATCTGCTCCTGATATATTTTTAGATTTACCACAACAATACGACTTTGGTGGTGTATTGGAAAGAGAGATGCCGTTGAATCACAAATATCAAAATAAGATTAGAAAATATTCACAAAGTGCTTTTAGCAATTTAAAAGATGTTGATTGGAAATGGAATACACTAGGTGCTGAATTTTACAATATGGGACTAATGGTGATGAATAAATCATTTGCCAAATATCTAAATGGACAAACTCCCCGTGAATTCATTCTAAGACCTGAATTTAAGGATTTTGTAGATGGCGTAGGCTTTTACAAATGGAGCACAGATCAGATGTTGTTGAATTGGTTTGTAAAAAAACAAAATATTAAATGTAAAAACATGGACTGGCGTTGGAATTCATTATACACAGCAGTTGAGAAACATAAACAGACAGAAAGTTACTTTGTTCACTTCTTTTTGAGAGATCATTTACCAGAACGTGGTGAAAACATAAAAGAATTATTAAAAAAAATATGATACATCTAGCAATACGTTCGATGAGTATTAAAAAACGTAATAGAAGATACACGACTCCTGGTCTAGGCGACAGAATTCATACACTTATGATAGGATACTTGTTTTCTCAAGCAAAAAAAGATCAGGTTACGTTACATCTTACAAGTGATAAAGGCATTGAAAGAAAATTAAAAAGTTACAATGAATTGTTAAAATTATTTCCAAAAGACACGGTACACTTACAAATTCACGATGTGTCCGGTCTACCGGAAATAAAGTGGATACAATATTTACAAGCGAAAAACATCGATGCCAAGCCTTATTTTTATAAAGATTATCAACATTTAAACAAATTAGATACAACAGAAGAAATTGATATTTCAAAATATTTTAGAAATTTTACACCCTTAAAGTTCTCACAAAAAAGTTTATTTTCATTACCGACAGAAAAATTCATTGTTACACAATTTGATAGTACTGATAAACAAAGAGGTATAAAAAAGCAAATCGTTGATAAAATTCTTAAGAATTATGAAGATTTGCGTTATAAAAAAATAGTGATAGGAGGAGATGCTACAGAAGATTTGTTAAAGTCTACACATCCAGACAATATTATTAACACAGCATACGCAATATCAAAAGCAGAATATTATGTTGGTGTAGACTCTGCTATGATGCACATGGCATCAATGTATTTGCCAGCAGAAAAAATGCATCTGTATCATACAGGTGCAGTAGAAAAAAGTCATCATCTTTTACGAAATATTGATAATGGTGCAGTGTTAAATAACTATGGATTGAAATAATGAAATCATTTATAATACACGTAACATCAAATAAAAAGTCAGTTGAATATGCAAATATATGCTCAGAAAGTTGCAAAGGAAAATTCGATGCAGAACTTTTTGAAGGTGTGACACCAGAAACTTTACCTACATACGAAGAAAAATATCCATTCACACATATGGTGGACAGCAGAGCAAAAGACTTCAATGATCAGAACAAACTGTTATACAGAGTTAAAAAATCGTGTTTTATGAATCATGTAAGATTGTGGAATAAATGTATAGAATTAAATGAAACCATTGCAGTAATTGAACAAGATTCGTTTTGCGTAAGACCTTGGCAACCAGTTAATTTTGACGATGTATTAATACTTAATTTTGAATCTGCATGGAATCAAAGAATCTTTAAAGGCTTCTGGAAAGAAGGACACAAAAAACCAAAAATTAAGCCAGGCGTGTTTGATTATGAATTCAATCAAATGATGCACTATCATAGAAAAAATTACTATCATAACAGTTATCGAATACCAGGCACCGCCGCATATGCTGTCACAGTGCAAGGTGCTAAGAAACTTTTAGACAGTTTAAACAAGAATGGTTGGGAACAATCTGATTATTTTGTAAATAACAAGAACGTAAGATTACAGGCATTTGGCCCTGAATTCTTTACATTTAAAATGCCAAATTTAAACATGAGTCACGGTAAACATTTATGATGGTAGGTGAAAATAAATTTTCTGTAAAAACTTTACAAAGAATTCCTGAAAATTCAATAGGCGCAGAACTGGGAGTTTGGAAGGGAGATTCATCGAAATTATTTCTTAAGAAAGTAAAATTATTACATCTTGTAGATAGTTGGTCAGTGAGTCCTTACAATAATAGCACCGAGCATGGAACATATGAAGCATATATTGAACGTTATAAAAAAATTGTAGGTAGTAAAGATCCAAACGATTTTCAAAAGTATTATGACAAAATATATGAAGGTGTTGTGGATCGTTTTAAAGGACAACCTGTAAACATACACAGATGCACCACAACAGAATTTTTTGAAAGAAATAAAGATCTACAATTAGACTGGGTGTATGTAGATGCCGCTCATAGTTATGAAGGATGCTTAAAAGACTTGTATGGCAGTTTAAATATAATAAAAAAGGGTGGATTTATATTTGGAGATGACTACACAAACAAGCCTGGAGTGAACAAAGCGGTAAAACAATTTGTGAAAGAAACAGGATTGAAGTTTGATAATTTTTATAATAATCAATTCCAAATAGATGTAATCTAAAATGTTATGGCAAACAAATATGATTATTTTAATGTTGAAAAAGCAAAAATCAATCTAAAAAATAGAAAAGAAGAAATATACAATCATTATAATATTAGATATAACACTCCTGAAAAGATATTCATTGAATGTACTAATTTATGTAATGCAAGATGTACTTTTTGTTTTTATAAAAATAAAGCAGATGCCGGTTTTCCTAAAAAAATTATGTCGATTGATAATTTCAAAAATATAATCGAACAATACACATCTATAGGAGGCAAACATCTTGGATTAACTCCTACCCTTGCTGATCCTTTAACTGATCCGTTATTTGCTGAAAGATTACAATATCTCGATACTACTAAAATTGAAACCTTAGATTTTTATACAAATTTGATAAGTTTTGGTCCAAAAGTTCAAGAAGCAGTTCGAAATTATAAAAGTAGTTTAACAATTAAAATTTCATTCACAGGATTTAATAAGCCAATGTATGATAAATTTATGGGCGTGGATAAATTTGACACAGTGATAGAAAATATCGATAAATTAGCGAACATAGTACGTGGTAAAAAGAATGTACGTTATGACGTTATAATGAGATCATATGTCAACGATCAAAAAGAAAAAAAAGATTTAGAACATAAATTTAAAAAATCAAAAATTCCATTTACTATAATGAATGATGGCTTTGATACCTGGGGAGGATTATTAGAAGAACAATTAAAAGCAGACAAAGATATAAAAATTAGAGAACGTTTACCTAGAGTAGGTCCTTGTAGAGTAAGTTATATAAAGCCAGGTATTACGGTAGACGGTGATTTTAAAATATGTGATTGTAGAGATGTGTTCGATAAGTTAGTTGTGGGTAATGTCTTTAAACAAACTATTAAAGAAATTTGGCAAGGACAAACTATTAAAGATTTGCGTAAAAAATTTTTTACTCCTGAATCATTACCTGAAGTTTGTCAAAATTGTGAAATATACGATAGCATATACAAATAAAATGAAAATTTATCAATACAAAGACTATAACGAATATAAAAAAGCACAGGTAGATGCAAACGTAAAAAAACTTAAAAATGTATGGGTTCAAGAATCTACTATACATCAAATAAAAAATTTTAAGACAGATGCTACACAAATATTATGTCACGGTGTACGTAATGGTAAAGAATTAGAATTTTTTCAAAAGTATTATCCATCGTCTCAGATTATAGGAACAGAAATATCGCACACAGCAAAACAATTTAAAAATGTTGTAGAGTGGGATTTTCATAATGAGAAAGAAGAATGGAAAAATAAATTTGATATAGTTTACTCTAATAGTTGGGATCATAGTTACGATCCAACAAAAAGTTTATCTGCATGGAAAG